AGCCGAGGGATTTTAAATCAGGTGTTATAATGATATTTATCAGATAGTTACTTTCTATTTTCACTATAAAAAGAAGTTTTGTCGATTAACAAAATCAATTAGTTAAAAACCGTAAATAATTAATATAGTGAAGATAAAAGGGCTCGAAATAGAAAGGACTATAAGTCCCTTGGCATTAAATTATCACATATAACAGCTATTTTCCTTGACCACCAACAACAGGAACTATTTGCACTTTTCTGTCATATCTAGCAGTTTGAGTAATATTTTTATGCCCTGAAATTTTTTGTTTTTCTGTTAGCGGGCCCTCCAAATCAGATATCCCTTTGGCTTTCAGATCATGAAATGTAAAATTGAAATCTAATTCCGGAAATTTTTTGACAGCTTCTTCATGCGCTTTGCTCCATCTACTATTAAATCCATCCCTTGTATATCTGGAACCTTTACGTTGATGAACTACATATATACTACTGATCCCGTCAGCTAGCGGTAACGATTTACTCATTTCAATAACGTTATTTAGTCGCTCTGTCCACCCTTTAATTTGTGCAACCGCCGTTTTGCTCTGCTTAATAAATATTCCTGTATCGCTTATTTGTGCATATGTCATAGCCAGAACATCTTTTTGCCTGGCACAGCAGAGGTAAGCCAGCTCCATTGCCACTTTAACGACTGGAGGGGAAACAGAATAGAGGGCATTATATTCATCATCGGTAATATACCGATCTCGCACTTTTTCTTTAAATTGCCGCACACCCTTGCATGGATTTCCTTTAACAAATCCACGCTCATAAGCCCATCTATAAACACCGGATAAAAAGCTCTTCTCCCTGTTTGCTTGAACTTTACTCTTCAACCCGCGCTTATCCATATATTTTCTGATATGCTCTGGCTTGATATTATCTGGTAGCATCTTCCCAAAAACAGGCAGTAATTTATTGGAATACTTATGGTAATCTTTTTGAGTCTCCGCGCTTAAATCTGTAAAGTCGGGTGAGAGGAAGAAGCTCTTCACTAGCCCTGCAAGTGTTTCTTGTTCTTTCTGCTCAGATAGTAGTTTTTCATATGCTACCCAAACTTCTGCTTGAGTAGATGAAAAACTACATAAACGGATAGTTCGGCTATCTGGAGTCAGGAACTCATAAGCCGATCGCCCTCTGCGAACTCGTTGGGGCATCCAATTATCCGCGGAGTTTTTACGTTTCCTTCCCATCAATCTAAAGCTCCGAAATTGGGTTCTTGGGGAGAGGGGATATTTCTAATTCTTTGTGTTAACGGATTGTTGAAATGCTCCCATGTCGTTCTGGGTTTACCATCTCGACGGATTACAAAAAATATTCCAGCTTCTTTTAATGCTTCGCATTGTTTGGATGGGATTTTGTATCCTGTTAGTTCTGCGATATCTGTGTCGCTAATAATGCCGGTTTGCGCATCCATATTGACCTCAATTATCTGATGGATTTATATTTGTTCTTTTTGCAAATTTCGAACATACTGAGAAAGCCAGGCTTTCGGCGTTGACTTTCTCATCTGATGCTCAGACATAATTAATTTAAACTTGGGTGTATATTTATCGAGTATTGCTGTGACTGCTTTATCGTCGTATTTATCGAGAGAGGTTAGCTCGCTTAAGCATTCCTTTGCTATCTTGCGACGTCCATTTTCAAGAACTTGTTCGTTCATCTAGATTAAATTTCAAATCAGTTATTTTCATTTTTAACCCCATATTAAATCAGTTAACTCATTATTTAATAGTCTACATTTTTCAGCGGCATCAATGATTTTCTGCGCTCTTTCAATGTTAGCTTCTGTAATATCAAATTTAATTTCACTCCATCCATCCTGATCAGTTATGTATATTGAAAACCAATTATTTATCAATGAATGATTACTTTTAATGGCTGATATTTTAATAAAGAATAATTCACAATCTAAATAAGCCATTGTCATTCTAAGTGAATTATCAAAATACCAATCATCCGACGTGTATTTAAAATCTTTCATTGAGCAAGTTAACATAATCAAGCCTCCTCTAATTACACTCATATTTCAACGAGAGTTTCTTTCCAGTCAGTTCCGTCTAAATCAACAATAGCTACAATTTCATATTGAGATGATGGTAATTCAGAGAACCAATTGTCGTTAATTTGAGACGGCCTTTTGTTCCACGCCAATACAATTCCCTTGTTTTCTGTGACTATAAATTTAGTCCAAAACGGAACTAATAATTCAATGCCAAAGTAGTTAACTTCGATCGGCTTTATTAAGCTAATTAATTTCATGTGATTTTATTTCCTTTAATGTTTTTGAGCCAGTTGACATCAATTCATCTTTATCAACTGTTGTGAATATGCAGCGAGATTTGACAAATGGACGCCAGATCAACAGCAAGCTCCCTTTATTATTTCCGTTCACTGGCTTTCCGTTACCAGCATTAATAAATGAAATGCGACCCCCTGTTATTAGCCTGATTTCATCTACAGAGTTCATTGCTAATTTAAACCAGCCGACCGATGTGTCTGCTGGAACTAGCATAACAACAGTCTGTAATTGCTTCCTGCATTGTTCTGCTGCCTTTAATATCCACGGCGTAATATCAGAGTACGGCGGGTTACACCAGATTGCTCCATAGCTTATCCATTCGCTATTTATGGCATTATCTCGTTCCGTGAGATAATGAGCACATAGTGTATTTTGAACATCGGCGGCGGCATCTAAATAAAAACCAAACTCTATGTCTAATGCTGTAAATATTTCAACCGGGGTTTGCCAGAGGTCTTTAAATTCTTTTGGCGTATTACTGCCTCCGTAGTCTGCCATATATATTCTCGTTATTTGTTTAGGTGTCGGTAGAGGGGAATATACTCAAGAGTAGGATCATCACAATCCCGCATTACACACACTTCATATCCGCGATTAAAATCATCTATTTCCTCATCTCCCATTACCCACGCCACAGGCTTCATATTTTCATATTCAGCTAGCTTCTTTTCTAACTCTGAAATGTGACATTGACTATCAATGAGATTATTTTCTGCAATTGTTAATTTTTTTCTCAATCTTCTTAATAGATTGATTTCATCATCGTTCATTACTAATCGCTCCAATATGACAAACTTTCTTTCGCTGCGTCGTGCGGATGAATATATTTCCAGTCTCTATCTTTTCTAGAATATGCTTCAATCTCACACGCAGCCGCTTCTTTTGCTTCTGATAAACTCGCTCCGCGATACACGAGAACATTTATCATGTATCGCTTGAACATTCGTTTCCAGATGAAATATAAGTGATGACAGAGATAATCACTCATTATTTATCTCCGGCGCGGCAAGACGATTAAAAGGTGCCCATGCTAATACTTTATAATTTTCCGGTAATTCTGAATGCAAATAAGCATATTCAGGATGATAATATTCTTGTACCCACCCGACTCTATGAAGCCAACAATAATCTTCGCTTTGACATGCCCAGTCAGGAATTTTTTCTTCATCAATATATGAATAAATATTTTTTCCATCCGGGGTAGGTTTATTCTGATAAATCAAAATCATAATATCGTTTTCTATTTTTTGGTTTATAAAGATATCTAGATTTGTCTGTTTTTCAACATAACACCAACATTTCATTTCTTCGCCAACTTTAATATCGGGATGCGAATTGAAATTCCAATCTATATTAAGCATTGAATTAATCTTATCTATTACTTGACCCGGAGAACCTGAATCATTCTCTTCTTTAATACCCGCCGCATTAGCTATAGCAGCAAGACCCTTACAAGAGTCATAAAACATTTCTTTATAACTATCGCGTTCTTTACGAAGAGATTTCAACTTATCAGCTATCTCATTCAAAATTAAATAATCGTCACATTTAGCTGTTCTTGCTAACTCGTGACATGCAGATATTAAAGACTCTGTATTTTTAGTCATGATAATTACCTCTTTTTAATAATCATATTTTCACAAATTTCTTTGGCTCTATGACAAGTGTCAATATCGAACCAGCCGAAGTGACATTCGCATTTATTGATACCCAATTTTCTTGCTAGCCACTTATACGCATCCGTGCGCTCTAAATTCCATCTCTCTCGCATTTCTTCAAAATGCCAATGACCGCTAATTCTAGCATTTCGAGTTGCTTTATCTGCCAACGTTCCTAACGGAATGTCAGTATATGGATGCATCCCTACATACGCGCTACACGATGTGCAAATATATAGCCACGGCCATTTACTGTGTGCTTTACCAAATATCTCTTCATGATGAGCTATTGTTACGTGGCCGCAGCAGTAACGGCATCTTACAGGAATTGGTAGCGGGTCTTTAACCCGCTGAATGGCTCGCGTATCTGGATTCCACGGCGTTTTTTCCATAACAATCCTCCTTATGCGTTATTGAGATGACGCGCCCAAAAACAGGCAGGTCCATCATCTGATACGTGTATTGAAACTAGAAACCAGCCGGAACCGGCTGGCGGTGTTGGGTTCCAATCGCTAACATCAAAAATTCCATCTTCGTATCGCTTAAAAATTCGCGGATTATCATCCTCCAGAGTGATCATTTTTATTGTTATATTATTTTGCCGCAGCCACAAAATCATTTGTTTAAGAGTCCATTCGTTGCTTAACACGAATTCGGGGTGAGTCCAGAATCCAAAGTTATCACGCTCTGGTTGCATAGGTTTTATAGTCACAATAATCCTCCTGCCGCATAACGGCTGGTTATTGATAATTGATGGGGTTAAAATAGAGCGAGTTGACATTCACACTGAATATCTTGCATTGCAGCGTGAATATATTGTTTCTGCGATGGCATCCGTGCCGATGATTCCATGTTATTCCCAAGTGTGGCGAAATTCGCTCATTGTCTGGCTGTAATATTGCTACTTTTCTTGCCGACTGAGTAGAGAAATACATCAGGTAGGCAGCAGTTATTAAATGAATCAATAATAGGTGTAGTTTCTACAGAAACCGCTTTATCAACTCGATTCATTGCAGTGCGCTTAATAGTAAGAACCTGGCGAATTGGTTTAACTATCTCATCAGGATTAATACCGTGAGCCTTGTTATATGCTTCGGTTAATGCCTGTCTACTGTCACGACGACGCTTAGCAGCATTGTTATATGCGTAGCATTTCATAAATTTTCTCCTGTTGATTTCTGGTTACACTGTTTGTACAGCGCAGTCAGAAATCGACTGGTTGAAAATGTGCGCTTTTCAGCGCTGTCTGTTAAAGAGCGAAACTTCCTTTTAGTTACTGCTTCCTGTCTTGTTACTTGTACTGCGTTGTTTCTTAGCACTTGCGAATCATCTACCTCTTCATCTGCCGGTAGCGGCTACTTCGTGGGCTTTCCTTGCCTGTTCGTTATCTTGTGTGCTTTTGATGGAATGAATAATACAAGAAACATTGTATATTTGTAAACAAGAAAGTTTGTTTAATTCGTGGTTATATTTGTATTTTGTTGTTTTTTGTATGGATTTAGTTTCAAAAAATTTTCTAGATGGGTGAATTTTGGTTGGATTCTGGGAGGGGAGGTACAAAAAACCGCCCTAAGGCGGCTAGTTGTGAGATAGCGAATATGTTGGAGAGGTTATTTTTTAAGGTATAGATTAAGCAAAAACATGATGATAGGCATAGCAATTGAGAACACTAGTATGCTTAGAAACCAAACCTTAGTGCCGTCTATCCGTTTGTCTACACTGCTAATTTTTTCAGATAACGATAGTTCAACTGATTGAACTTTATTGCTTAACGACGATTCAACTGATTGAATTTTGTTGTTTAATGATAATTCAGTGGATTGAATCTTCCCCAGCAAGGAGGGTTCCATTTCTGCTAGCTTTTTAGTGGTTGCAGATATATCTTTTTTAGCGTCCCTGAAATCCAACTTAATCTCGTCTATAGATTTTTTGATATGCTCAACATCAGACTCAAGTCTCGCAACACGAGCTTCCAACATATCTCCACCTCCACCGCCGCTAGTCTTAAATGGTAAATCGCCTCTTATTGGAACATTATCTTGTTTATTCATGACTATCTTTCCTCATGATAGCAGGATATTTCTGTTTTACCCACTCAAGAACTTGTGATGTATCTATCATCATTACATTCCCACATTTTTTACAAATAATTGAAATGTAATAATTGTCCGTATTTTTGTGATATATGCTTTCTGCTTTAAATACATTAACATATGGTCCTATACTCATACTACAGGATATAGCACCCGTCATCCCAACTTGTGGAACAGTAAAATGTACGTTATCACAAAGACTACAATGAGGGACAATTCCTTTTGAATCAAAATACTCACCCAATATTTCAGCGGTAATGAAATCAAAATTTTCATACATTGAAGACATTAACTCTCCTACAGTTTAATATAAGATATTGATAATAAATGAATTTAACTGTCTGGCATTAGCTAATTTCGTCATCATCAATGTAACGTGTGTTTTTTATAATAGCCGATACATAATGAATCATTGTTACATTGTTCTTCGGGATTGTTATTGGTCGATGATCACTGTTTATACTTGAAAACTGATAATCGCCATTTCGTGTTATATTCATGATTTTTATCATATTATGACCATTACTTGTTCTAACAAAAACTTCATCACCGGCATGTACTGGGGTATTCGGCTCAATAACAACAAATTCACCGGACTGTATACGGGGCCACATGCTATCCCCCTTAACTTTTAGTCCATATGCATCATGATCAGTGCTACAAATTCGTAACCATCCAGCATGGAATTCAACCATGTCCACGGCACCGTCAATACCGAGAACAGCTTCTCCAATTACTCTAACTAATCCGTTTTTAGGCTTTCCAGCGTATTCTATTTCTTCTTTTTTATCTTCCGTACCATAAAGTAGATAACTTACAGAACATTGTAAGGCGGCAGCAAGCTCAGGGAGAAAACGCGGTCTTTTTGTTTTCCCTCTTTCTAGTTGTTCTATTGACTGTTGTTTTGTTCCGATCAAATCAGCCAACTCAGTTTGAGTTAAGTCTAGCTCGGTTCGTCTGTTTTTTACTCGTTCCGCGATCGTCATGTATTCATTACCTCATTTACACTCCTTAATTTTCACAAGAAAACCTGTATTTGACAAACAATCTAATTTGTATTTTAATACAAGAAATTTTGTCAAGGAGGCAGTATGGAAACATTATCAGAGCGACTCAAACGGAAACGTTCAGAGATGAACATGACACAATCTGATTTGGCAGGAAGGGTAGGGATGACGCAGCAATCTATACAATTGATAGAAGCTGGTATCACTAAACGTCCTCGTTTCATATTTGAGATCGCTAATGTATTGAAGTGTGATCCATCTTGGCTGTTATATGGAAATCCAAACTAATTCGTATAACAACAAGACCGCTCTTTAACATCTCAGCGCCGAAAGGTGCATTCCTCACAAATGGGGAGCGTAGCCCAGTTGTTGGGCTATTAACATTATTTTATTTAGGAAATTTAACATATGGATATTGCAATAGAACGCAAAACTAAAGAAATCGAGTCGCGAATACGTAAAGGGATCATCATCACAGGGCCGAAGCATGTTGCTAATGCGGTTGGCGTGCATCAATCACAGATAAGTCGCTGGCAAACAGAGCAAACAGGCTTTGTTACCAAAGCTGCAAAATTGCTAGCTGCAATCGGTTTTGAAGCGCCGGTCAGTGAAGTTGTTATTCATGGAGAAGAAACAGCACAGATAGCTAAAGCGTTACAAGAGATGCTATCTCACTTAAGAGAAAAAGCCCCAGCCGCGGTAACAACTGAGGCTAATCAAATATGAGTCAAGCGGGGGAACTCTCACTTTCCCCTATGCTACTAATACAGGTGAATTATGCCAAACAATCATTTTCTAATCAATCTGATATGGAGGTCAACATGAGTGTTGTTCAGCGTGTGGATTTCGCTAATAAACAACTTTTACCGGATAAACCGGAGGCAACAGTGGCTGATTTAGATAATGGCTACTTGCGGATCGCAAATCAGGTACAAGATGCATTATGCAGACTAGAAATATCGGGGCGTGAATGGCGTGTTCTGAATGCAATTATACGGCTAACGTGGGGATGGTCAAAGAAAGAAGATCGTATCACGAATAGTTTGATAGCAGATAAAACAGAGCTTTCGGTAAAGCACGTTTCCGAAGCTGTTTTATCACTTGAAGAGCGCCGCATTATCAGCTTAAGACGCATAGGGCAAACACGCTACATAGGGATAAATACAGAGCTTAATCAATGGGCGTATAAAAAACCGAAATGCAAATCATGCTTAAAAAATATTGCTTCACTGGAAGAGCAAATAACGTTTCTAATTGAAATCGCCATCCCTGAAAACGGGGATAGTAAAAAAGGTGCTAAAACCATCCCTGAAAAAGAGGATAACTATCCCCGAAAACAGGGATACCCATCCCCGTTTTCAGGGAACACAAAAGACATTATTTCAAATACAGAAAACAATATTAAAACCACTATAGTCCCCAAAAATAAAAAATCGAAATTTGATGCTAATCAGGTAGAGATACCTGAGTGGCTAAATCCGTCTGTCTGGCATGAATGGGTTTCGTACAGACAGCAAATAGGCAAGTCGATTAAGACCGTGCTTACAGTTACCAAAGCTTTCAACATCCTGAAAGAGTGTTTTGATGATGGGCATGATCCGGCTGACGTGATTAACACAAGCATAGCTAACGGGTGGCAGGGGCTATTCAAGCCAAAATATCCGGCTAAGAGGCCACTCGCAGGGCAATCAGGGCCGCACTGGAATAACCGTGAAGAATGGGAGGAGGAATTTATATGACCAACCTTGCCAGAGTTATTCAAAATCGAGATGGGGCAGCATTGGCAAAGATGGCTGGAGCGGTGAAATCTCAGAATAAAGTTGTCAATGACGAAGCGGAAAAATTGGTTGATATTCTGTTTAAAAACCTTAAGCAAGTATTCCCCGCCGCCGTATCTACAACGTTTAGAGACCCAAGTGATGAAGTTGCTGCAAAGCGTCAGTGGATCGCTGCATTCGCTGAAAACGGCATTCGCACAAAAGAGCAACTGTCTGCGGGAATGCGCCATGCTCGCGCCAGTGAATCACCGTTCTGGCCGTCACCTGGTCAGTTTGTATCTTGGTGCAAGCAAGGCGGTATCAAGAACGCTGGCTTACCAGATGAGCCAGAGTTGTATGACATGGTGATGGACTACAGCGCAAAGCGTGGGTTGTACAGTTCTGCTGAGAATTTCCCGTGGCAGTCAAACGCTTGCTACTGGATTGTCACTAGATTGTATTCACAGATGCGCGGACTGAATTTAACTGAATCAGAGCTACGTAAGCGTTGCAGCAATGAATTAATTGCTATGTCGCGCAGAATGGAATTAGGGGAGCAAATACCCGCGCCAGTTAAGCAGATCCCGAAGTTGCATATTCCAACTGGGCAGGAGCGGGCATTAAATCATTTGGCTGAAATTCGTAAAAAGTTTGGATTGAATCGTAATAAGAAGGACTTTTAAATGATTTATGACACTAAATTGCCGCATTATTTGACTCTTGATAAATGCCCGTTCTGTCAATGTGATGCCGAATTATTTGCCGATGGAGATGGGATTTATGCGGGGTGCGCTGGTAATAAATGTTTAATTAAGCCGATTACTCTCACATACAGAACTAAGCGAGATGCTATCAGAGCGTGGAACTTACGAGCGCCAAATTCCGATTCAGATCCGATAATCCATATCAGTGGAAAATTAAAGGTAGTTAAAGGGGAATAATATGAAAATGAAAATAGAAAATTTAACTGAAAGAGCGTTAGATTATGCGGTAGCGATTTGTGATGGTTGGAGTGTTGATTATTTAAATAAGAATCCTGAGGCTATACCCGAATATTCAACGGAATGGAGTGAATGCGGCCCGTTGATAGATGAATATTACATCAGCGTTATTGAACGAATAGATTACTTTGTAGCTGACAGACCGGGGTTTGGAGTGGCAAAAGGATGTACTGCAAAAGAAGCAATATGTCGCGCAGTGATAGCTGAGCTTGATGATGAGATAGAAATTCCTGACGAGCTATTAGAGAATGAATAAAGGGGGATAAATGGAAGCTGATTTTTGTTTTCATGAATCGAATAAATCACAAGCTTGGGAAATACTGAAAGAAACTCTTCAAACGAAACAGCCGCATCGAATTATCATTAAACCTTGGAAAAATAAACGCTCATTATCTCAAAATGCCACGGCTCATATGTGGTTTGGTGAAATAAGTCGTTACCTTATTTCTAACGGTGCCAAATATTCACCGGAAGAAGTTAAGGAGATGCTTAAGCATACATTCTTGGGCTATGAAGTTATCGAGATAATGGATGTTACTACGCAGCTTATAGAGCGTGTCAGGACACTTAAGCGGACATCAAAACTCGACACAGGGGATATGTTTCAGTTTATGGAAAGAGTTGAGCAATGGGCAGCTAGTATTGGTTATTTCGTGACAATACCGGATAACAGCGAATATATGAAATTAAAACAGGAGCAAGATAAATGATAGCAAATAACAAACATTGGTGTAATTTCTGCGGTAAATCACAAGATGAAGTAAATGCAATAGTTTCAGGAATGAATAACAGTGATATTTGCGATAGTTGCGTTCTTCGCTGTGTTGGGACGTTAATACTGAAAGATGGAAATAAATTAAATGAGTCAGAAAACATCACAGACTCAGCGAGTCATCAATAATCTAATCTATAAAGTCCCATTAAATAAAAAATCAAAGCCAGTTCCCGCGGAGTCAGAAGTTAAAACGTTTGATTACGTTCATGAACTATTGCGTGCAAAGTGGGAAAGACGGAGAAATAGAAATGAAAAATAAATACAGTGAATTGTCAGATTTTGAAATTAATGCTCATGTAGCTGAAAAAGTGGACTTTTATAAATATAGCATCAATTATAACGATAATTCTATTTATAATTATGTACGAGTTAACGATAGAGCGTTCGATGCATGTAACAACCCCGCGGACGCAATGCCAATTATTATTAAGAATAAAATAAGTTTAGTCTATGTAAATGACTATTGGTCAGCACGTCAGTTTCATAATGCATGTATTGAAGTTAACGATAAGAATCTGCTGAGAGCAGCAATGATTGTATTTCTGATGATGAGTGAGGGGAAAGAATAATTATGGGAAATTTACGTAAAGAAGCCAGAGGTCGAGAATGTCAAGTTAGATTACCTGGTGTTTGTAACGGGAATAGTGAAACTGTAGTTCTAGCTCATTATAGAATGTCTGGTATTTGTGGTATTGGAATGAAACCCAACGATTTATTTGGAGCATGGGCATGTTCTGCATGTCACGATGAAATAGACCGTAGAACAAGACTGACAGATACTGATTATGCTCATATAGCTCATCTGGAGGGTGTTATCAGGACACAATCCATATTACTGTCCGAGGGCAAGATTTAACGTGAAAACCTACAATCTAAAATTACCGTGGCCTCCCAGTAATAATACTTATTGGCGCCATAGTCGGGGCCGACATTTCATCTCATCAAAAGGCATTGTGTATCGAAAGAAAATTATAAAAATAATCAAGCAACAAAAACTCGATATTAAAATCACTTCAAGAATTAAAATTGCTATCACAGCGAATCCGCCAGATAAGCGAAATCGTGATCTTGATAATTTACCGAAAGCCGTTTTCGACTCGCTAACTCATGCCGAGTTGTGGATTGATGATAGTCAAATTGATGATATGCGCATCATGCGCGGAGAAAGAGTAGTTGGTGGTTCTCTTGATATTCAGATATGGGAGATAGGAGATGACAATCTTCACTGATATTGAAGCAGCAATTGAAGAAGCCAGGTTCTTGCGACATGAAACAAAGCATCATCATGTTGTCACTCAAAAACGGAATGGAACTCTTACAGTCAGACAAGAAGTCGGAATAAATAAAGAGAGTCGTCTACGTAAAGTATATAGCACTCGTTACGATTGCCGCATAGCAACAGTATTACCGAATTGCAAAAAATAGCCGGGAGAAATGTATGCGTGATATTCAAATGGTATTAGAGCGCTGGGGGGCATGGGCCAGTGAGGGAAACAGTGACGTTGATTGGTCGCCAATCGCGGCAGGGTTTAAGGGGCTAATTCCCAGCATGCGAAAGACTCGTGCCCAGTGTTGTGATGATGATGGGGTTGCTATTGATGCCGCAATTACTCGACTGAGAAAATATAATCCTTATTACTTCCAGCTAATCATCATGCACTATGTTAAGGCATTTCCTCTCAGGGCGATGGGGGGAAAATTGGGAATATCACATAATGAAGTAGCAAAACGATTACAATCAGCGGAAGGGTTTATTGAAGGCTGTTTGGCAATAGCCAATATTAAATTAGAAATAGATAAAGTAACTCGAAAAGAAAATATTTATCAGTTTGCATAAATAAGGGTTGTGTAATTACAAGAGTCACTATATTGTGATAAGAGTGATAGCAATGTCACACAGCTTATTAATCTCAGACCTCGCCCAGTGCGGGGTTTTTTGCTTTCTGTCAGTGGTCAGCTTTGAGCAGCTTACGGCTCAGTAAATCACTCAGTATCTGCCAAATTATAAGCCCTGCTACGGCCGGGATTTGATTGAGATAGAAATCTGACCTCAGTAATATTGATTGGCGATTTATCAATAAGATGAAATGACCTTTAACGAATAATAAGTGAGGGATTTATGTGTGAAATTAATAAACCAGAGAATCAACAAGCTGACCTTAAGTGTCCATTCGATCTTGATAAATATCAGATGAAGATTGATAACCTTGCTCCAGAAGGTTCTCTGCCGTGGGCAATAATTCAAGTATATATGGGAAAGGCAGTAGCTCGTAGTGAATGGGAAGCGCCTGACGAGTACATAGCGTTGAAAGTTAAAAGTCCCGACAGCATCTCTCATATTGAGAAACACGATAAATATGGCTCGTCAAATTGGCAACCGACACCGGGGGATTTGATGGCTTGTGATTGGAAGGTGTGGAAGCCAAAATGTCCAGAAGGCACCATGCTGTCTTTTGATCTTAAGGTAGGAACTGGGAAATATTCTGTTTCTGTGCAGATGTGGGGATATCTTGCTGATAACGAACTCTACCCTGCAAATCCTTTCGGTACTTTAACTAACCTCAAAAATGAAACTGATATTACGAAATTTTCATATTTCGTATGGGATAATTCTAATAAGGGAATTCATATCAGAGTCTCCTCTGGTATTCCTCCAACGTTAGGAGGTTATCAGAAAATGGTGGACTTATTTGGAAAAGACCTCACTGTAACTGTTGGTGGAGTGCCTTATTATCTTGGAAGCACATTAGATAGTTCAATAGTTGGTAAACAACAATACGAATTTTTTGGTAGGTATTATAACACCAACGCACAAAAACTAGGCGACATATTGCAACAAAACGTAGATAAAACACTGCATTTTTGCTTCAACTGGAAATAACCCAACTCTACATCCTGAATCCAAGGCTGCGCATGGCGTGGCCTTTTTACTTATGCAATGCTGATTACCCGGAACTGAATCCGGGCTTGTTCAAAGGCACGCTTATGTGTGGACTCTTGCATTGATAGGTAAAACCTTCTTGTCAGAGTTTGCATTGATAGTATACTGTGTTTATATACAGTCAATTCGTATCTAAATGGAGCATAGATCAATTTGTTTGAAGTACGGACTTGTTGGCACTTAAATATTAATAGTAGATTTATCATATAAATTTATCTTAAGAGGCTGACTATTGTGCTTTCAAACTTAGAAAGATGGGTTCTGACGTTTGATTTTTGTTTTAAGCCTACGCATATAGAGGCACCAGATATTCCAATTACTGACATTCTTGCCAGAATTGATAACTTAGTGCAGCGAGGAAGAGCAGTAAAAGCCTACAATAAAGGAACAAGGGTAATTCGCATATCAAAGTCGAGATACGTTTCTGGGGATACTAGTGCTACATTTTTAGTACAGTTATGTGATCAAAATGCTTCTGACCCGGTTTTTGCAAATTTAACAACAGGAACTTTGCGAGTAGAGCCAAAGCTAGCGGGAGAAGGCATTGCTGTATCTTCGCATGTAATTATTTCGACTACTCCATCCGAGAATACGGTCGATCATTTTAAAACCTTGGTTGAAAGTGTTCCTGGAATAAGTAAGTCAATCATTGAGCCATTTATGAATGCAGTTTTGAAAGAAGCATTCGAGGGTTCTGAGTTTGTAAACCCTGCTACTCGGGCTAAATGTCAGCTTAAGCCTAGGCTGGAAATAATTTCATATGGCTCTCAGACCATTATGGAGGCTTTACAAGGTGGCAAGATTCACAATGTTCGACTTGTTAGCACTCAGAAGAAAGGCGGATTGGATAAAACGGCTTACACTGAGCTAATAGAAAGGGTTGTTAAACTTAAAATAATGAAACAGCCTTTAGCTAAGGATAAGTGGCGTTTACTAAAGATATTCCGCAGGAAAGGTTTTAATAAGGGCTATAACAAAGTTTCAATAAGTTATAGTAAAGATGGGAAGCAATCTAGTTTAGAGTTAGATAGAAATGAAGATGCTGCTACTAAACTGTTTACAAAAAGTGAAAAAATACTTCTTCCAGATGGTATTAATCAATGCGAAGAAAATATTCATGAAGATCTAGAACAAAAGATGCAGGGTCTTTTGTAAGTAGTGAGGGATAAATAATGAAGCTTTTATCGCCACTTAACTATTTGAAAATAAGGCATGAAGAAAAAAAGTGGTACGACCTGTATCTCCCGCTCTCTGGTGCCGTATTTATCACAATAGTATATTGTTACCTGCCTAATCAATTCAAGTTGATTGGGAATAATGGTCTAATTTCACAAGTAAATGGTTTACTGCAAGTTCTAATAGGTTTTTATATTGCAGCTCTGGCAGCTGTATCGACATTTGGGAATGCCACAATTGATGATGTAATGGCGGGAACACCGCCTACATTGAAAGAGAGTTTTCGTGGAAAGATGTCATCAGTGAAGCTAACAAGACGTCGTTTTATTTGTTATCTATTTGGTTATTTAGCGCTTGTAAGCTTTGCATTGTTTAGTCTTGGGCTAATAACATCTTTGATTGGGCAAAACCTTGCAGTTTGGGTTGCAGGCATATCTTCATTATGGAGCTTGACTGTACTAAAAGTTGTTTTTGTTTTTGTTTATTTTTTTGTGTTATTAAATATTGTAACTACTACTTTGTTAGGTCTATATTTTCTTGCTGTCAGAATACATCAAAGTGATATCTAATTTAGATTATAATTTAAAATCATTATTACAATAACCAGCCAAGCGCTGGTTATTTCATTTTTGCCGCCGCAACGTCTCAACACTCCAATCTTTGTTGCGGCTGGCGTCTTTAATTAACTACAACTCACAGGGGTAACATAGTTCACCCCACGGACGCCCATTTATGGGGGTGGATATGAAACTCATGGACAAGCAACCAGACATCTGGATGCAGCTATGGTTATGGCTGCTGTCAGTCAAAGAGCAAGGTTTAGGCGCGGCACTGGCTGCAACAATGGCGTATCTCAGAGGTCGCTATAACGGCGGTAAATTTTGGAAGACAATTATTGACGCGATGATGTGCGCTTTGATCGCCTGGTTTATTCGTGACTTACTCGTCTTTTTAAATCTGAGCACAGACCTGGCTTATATCGGCAGCGTGATTATTGGATATCTGGGAACGGATTTCTTTGGCCAACTCATGCGTGGGACTTTGAATCGTAAAGCGGGGGTAAAAGAATGAGTAAGTTATCTATATCAGAATTACAGAAAGTTATTCATCAGCAAAATATAGATGCGGGCTGGTGGGATAAGCAGAGAGAAAAAGGAACACTACTCTGTCTTATTCATTCTGAAATCAGTGAAGCGATGGAAGGTGAGAGAAAGAATCTTAGAGATGATCACTTACCTCATAGAATGATGGCCGAAGTTGAGCTTGCTGATGCAATTATCAGGATATTAGATTACGCAGAAGCGTTTAATTATGACATTGAAAGCGCTCTCATTGAGAAACTGGAATACAACAAGCAGCGTGCAGATCATAAAAAAGAAAATCGCGCGAGAATTGATGGTAAGAAATTTTGAGGTGAGCCAATGCAAATCAGTGAAAAGGGTTTGAAAGCGCTGAAGAGACACGAAGGTCTCAGCTTAACAGCATATCGTTGCCCAGCGAATATATGGACTATCGGCTATGGTCACACAAGAGGGGTAAAGCCAGGTGATGTAATCACAGCAGAGCAAGCCACTCAGTTCTTACTAGAAGACCTAGCCCCGGTTTACATCACGATTGAATCAAACGTCAAAGTATCGCTGACGCAAGGCCAGTTCGATGCGCTTTGCTCTTTCATTTTCAATTGTGGCACCAGCGCTTTCGTTCGTTCTACGTTGCTGAAAAAGCTTAACGCTGGTGACTACAAAGGGGCTGCAAATCAGTTTATGAGATGGAATAAAGCGGCTGGACGCGTATCGCTGGGGCTAGACGTACGACGTGCATCTGAAAAATCGATGTTTTTATCATGAGCTTCCGAAAGAGGGTAGAAATATGAGTGATACATTATTCGCTGTGATATGTACGTTGATTGGCTGGTCATGGTTTTTGTTGGCGGTATTACTGCTATGAAATTCAACGCTCACTATTACACGATACTCGCCTTAATCGTTATTTCACTGACAGCTTATTACTATCACTCTGAGTTGCAGAGAGAGCAACGTGTTACAAAGCAGCAGCAAGAAGACATTCAGCAACTCACAGACACTATCGACTATCAG